GGCAAATGCTGAGAAATTATCTACAGCTTCCTGGCTAAATGATCCTGTTGTTCTTAATGCTTGTGCTAGTTTATTTAATGCGTCCTCTTGTTCAGAAGATGCCTTGATAGAATCTTTTATGAATCCAGTTGCTTCACCTACAGCATCACCTAGAAGGTTAAAACCTTTTAAAGCGATGTTACCGCCAAACGTACCGAGGGCAGTTGATACTGTATCAGATAATTTCTTTGATCCTGTTATCGCATTACTAAACGCTTTATCAAGTTCATTGACTCCGACCTTAATATCAAACTCAATTTTTTCTGCCACTTAAACCTTCCTTGATCCAAGAAAATAGCATTAAGTCAGTAAAGCTTAAGTCTGATGGTGCGTATCTAACTCCTAGATCAATAGAGTTTCTGTAATAGAAGTATCTTCCAACCTCTTTAGAAACATAAATTATCCTATCGGCCTTATCTGAGTCACCATCTACTAACTCTATTAACTCATCCCTCTTTATGCTGTTAGAAATTACGCTAATTGCATCGGGGATTAATTCTTTTTTGCTAGAGCTCCGCTTATATCATCAAAGATCTCTTGAGAAATTTGAGTTAATGGGTGCATCATGTTGTCTTTATCGTTTAGTAGCTCATCGTAGGACGCATATCCTAGTGTTGAGTAATCTAAAAGTTGAGACATTCCAGCAATAAATTTGCCCTTGATTCTAAAGAAATCACCACTTGTCTTGATAGAGTCTATCATTGATAAGAACTCATAACCTTCAGCGATGTTTGGCATCCTGTATTTAAGCGTACCTCGACTTGTGATGATCTCTTTCAAGCTAACCTCTATACGAAATTAATATAAATATCTTTCTCTGTTGATGTTACATATCCCTTGAGAGAGATATTAACTTGCACAAATGAATCTCCAGAAGTTGTGTATTTGCTAACAGTACACTTTTGAAGATAAGCATTGAAGCACTTACCAGGAATCCAGTTACCACCAGATTTAGGGCCAGCGTTCATCATAGCTGAAATTCCTTCATTCTTAAGCAATGAATCTAGTAATGAAACATCGTGCTTCTTAAGTACAGCAACAATATCCATATCAGCAGATCGAGATGTTGGGATTTTTTCTAAGATACCAGATTCTTCACAGATACAGTCTACATCTTCTACAGTCTTGGCTACTTTTAATGTAACTGACTGAGCACAAAAACAAATATTATCTGTAGCATTGCCAATGAACAATTCTGCTCCTTTGATAATGATCTTGTTATCAGCATCGTAAGATGGAGTGATAGAAGATGAGTAAACCTGTTCATTTGGTGAAGTGTAAGATAAGGCTCCTGTAGAGTCTGAAGCTGAAGAGAATCCAATTGAATCAGCAATCAAGCTAGGAGCATTTGCACCCGTATCCCAAAGAAGAGAGAACAATGCGCTTGTGCTTGTAGCAATAGTAAACTTACCAGAGGCACTTGCAAATGAAACAGTATATGTTTCAGCTGATGCAGCGTTAAATGCAGCTTCTAAAGCATTTGCTAGAGCGATAGGTGTTTTATAAATACCTTCAGCAATTTCTACAATAAATGCACCACCATCATCTACAGCGTCTAAAAGATTATTAGATGAATCAATTGTAATAGGATTAAAGTAGTACTTTGTACCAGCAAAAGAAAATTCAACTTCACCAAATCCATTAGCACCCATTTTAAAAGATGCTTCTGTAACAGTGTTACCAGCAGAAACTTCTACAGCATGACCGTTACCAATGTATTTTGTAGTTGAAAATGTTGGGTGGCCTTGTGCAACAGGAAGATATGCGACAGCCTTACCTAGATTAACACCAACACCAGGAGCAGAATCTAAATTAAAATTAACTGTAAGATTATCACCAGAGATTGATGCAATGTTTACGATTTTATAACCATCAGCTTTTTTAACTAGTAGTGCTTGACCTTGTCTAAAGTTTACACCTTCACCAGTTCCAACCTTAATAATTGATTCAGTAGATGAAGAAACAGTATCATACTCTGTAGCCGCAACATACTTAGATCCAAAAAGTGACTCGTAAAGAGCTCCCACTTCTGTTTCTTGACCTTCAACACCAGAATGTTTTAAGTAAGATGAATGTTTACCGCTTACTACTTCTTTACCTGTAGCTGATTTTGTAGCACCAATGTCATTTACGATCTCATCACTTGTTAGAGCTTCAGGTTCATAAGCAAGCTCATTCCCTGGTCTAAGTGGGATAAAATCAGCACCTGTGCTCGGTGGTGCATATGTGCCAGACGTTGATTCTTTTTTAATTGCGAATACAGACGCCTTAACTAATCCTACAGTCATAAAAACTCCTTAACTAATAAGCTCACTAATTGATATGTTAAATGTTACTTCACTAAAAAGATATTTTTTTTCATCACTAACCATTTCCTGGATACCAGATATGGATAGAATATTAATAGAGTCAATTAAAGAATCTTGTCCAAGCTCGCTAGTTGACGATACAAGACTAGCTACTGATTGTTGATCTTCTAATAGACCTATAGAAACAGCATCAAACCCATCTTCCTTAGATGATAGGGTAACAAACTGTCTCATTAAAACCACTGTAAAAGTTCTGTTAAGTGTAAGGTTGCAGAACTCGCTTACAACATTCTCAGCATTTTCTACCCTTAATCCCCATGAATCTTTCTTACAAATATCTGGATTATTATCTAGATTGTAAGGATTGTGCATACGTATCTTTGATGGGAATAAGGATCCAACAGAAGATACTAACGAAGCATAAACAGTGCTTATTTTACTCATCTAGAAACCCACCCCTGTACGATACCAATATCAAAAGCGTCTTCAATGCCATTGTTATTTGAATCGACAGAGAACTTAGATAGATCAATGCGTTTAGAGTATTCGTTCTTAGCACGATCTAATTGCTCGGTGTAGTCTTTACCAAATGCGTTAAATATAATCTCAGCTACTTTACAGACTGAAGCTGGAAGTAGGATTGATCTATCTAATAATTGCTCAGATCCGATGATTACATTTTTTCTTTTAAGATCTTGGATGATTAGATCAGCAGCTTTTACGTGCTGTTCTTCCCATGTTGTCTTACCATTCTCAAAACAGTTTAAGAATGTTGAGTCATTAAAAAGAGGGAATTCAGAAAAAAGATCATCATCTTCAGAGAAGATATTCCCAATGTATTCTAAATCAATTGCAGCAGTAAGATCATTCGTAAATGATATTTTAGTCCAATACTTATCGTAAACAATTACAGACTCTAGTCCTGTAACTAGCTGTCCATTAGAGTTAGTGCTTGCCATGATCCATGATGAGTATCTATCAGGAGTAAACTCAATAAATCCAGATTGAGAAAATGCTTCAGAGTAGTCGTTTGTATGAACTACCGGAGACCATCCTTGGCCTGACCAGTAATCAATTATCATGCTAGATGACTGCTCATTTAAAGCAGCACCCATTTTGACAAAGAGATGATTCATAGGGAAGTCTGTAGCAATATAAATTGCATCGCTAGAGGTCATTGTAAGAGAGTAAACATCAGACTTGTACTTATTAATCTGTTTTGTAATTTCTAAAACATTGTTACCATCTTTAAAAAATACTCTCATTTAATCACCTCTATTAACCAATCTGATGTCTTCATTGACCAGAATAAATGTCCGCAAACCATTCCTAGTAGGAATGGAATGGATGGATAATCGTGACTCATTCTAATGATGTGAGCTGATATTGATTCTTTTTTGCCTTTTTTTGCAATGATGTAAACATCAAAGAAAATTATAGCAAATAAGACAACTGATATAAATATGATTGTTATGTTCATGGCCATCCCAAGTATTGTTTCATCTCGCTAATAAGCCAATCTTTTGTTGATTGAGTGTACCAGTGATAAGGTTGTGATCCATCATCAGGAGTAGAATAGATAATAGCCAGGCATGATGTTTCAATGTCACCCGATGCGGACATATTGATAATGTCTTCTACCATTTGAACACCGTTAAAAGTAATCTCCAAAGCTCTCATTCTGTGATGAAGCCATAAGGCTTGCATACCATTGATCCCTAGAGAAATGTTTCTCTTCTTAAATCTTTGAAGCATTTGTTTTGCCCACGAAATTCTTTCTTCAATAGTAAACTGTAGCTTACTATCTAAAATTTCCTGCTCATTAGGGGGAACTACCTTATAGGGGCTGAGTAATTTCTCCCAAATTTCTTCAGGAGTATTATCGGGAAGCTCCATTTCGCCTATTTTTTCATTTAAGTAATTTAAAATATCTCGTTTCATAAATTCCCTTTAAAGTGTTGCCTTACATACTCCACCAGCACCGCCTAGGCCTCTTGCCACACCTACAGCAGCAGTACCAGAAGACCCGGCAGTGCCCACAGTAGCAATAGAGGATGCCGTAAGAGCGTTATATATTCTAATCCGCCCCCCGTTACCGCCTCCACCTCCGGAGCCACCTACTGAAGATCCGGAAGATCCGACTCCGCCATCTCCACCATTTCCACCGT